TCCATTCCCTTGCTTCTTGTTCAAGCCGCATGTAGTTTCTTCAGGTTTTCAAAGTAAGCTTTATTAAATCCCCGCTCCCATTCTTTATAGAATGCAGTGTCCTGCTTGTAAGGGTTTGTAATCTTGCCCCGGTGAAAAGCTTTGTATCCTTTATCTACTTGAATAGAAAGCGGTGGTTGTCTATCTTTTTTCATTTGTTTCTCCATGATGATTTTGGTCCTAACTTTTTTCTGTGTCTAAGATGCTTAGGTTTATGCCTTCGTGTTATCCTTTTCTTTACTGTGAATGTACTAGTCTTTCTCATAGGTCAACGAGTTCACAAACATTTGCTACGCAAGCAAGTTCTTGTGATCCTGTAGTTGAATCTTCTTTTTCATAGTCATCAAACAATTTCCAATCCACTTCCTTTGGCATCTTACTTAGCAGTTCTTTGTATTCTTTTTCACTGCAGTCCTGATAAGGGGCCTGTCTGTACGAGTGCTCTGACATAGGAAGAAAACTTACACCAGACATATCCTCAAAGTTATTGTATACAAAGTTAGCTACCTGCAACCACTCCTTTTCTTTTACACTCACTGTAATAGAGGGCTTGTGTTCACACCAATACTTAGCATATATCTGCCACAAAGTCAAGTGTTCTATAGCAGAGATTTCTTTTCTGGTTATTGCTCCACTAGGAGATTGAAACGGAAAGGATAGGACAGTCAGGCTGTCTGGTTTTTCTGTTGCATCTTCATGTGGAAAGCCTTGATCAATCAAGAACTGTGTTAGTGGGTCTTTCTTGTCTGCCCTTATTGTTCTTATGTAATAAGGATTGTGTCGTGGATGAATGCCACTGGCAGCATCGACAAGCTGACTGACTGTACCGCTTGGCTTGACACAAGTGATAGCAGCAGAGGGTTCGATATTAAATATCTTAGCCCACTTCTCATTTGTTTTTAATGCTGTCAATCTAAGCTCATTTAAAACTACAGGTAAATCATCCTTAGTTTTATTGGACAATAGTTTATTGTCCATGATACCTGTCAATGATACTCCAAGCAATCTCTCCTCTTCTGTGTTACGAGTCCACTGTTTACTTATACTTTTAAAATCTGTGAAACAGGATTGTATTGTTCCAAGTACAGTAGCAAGCTCTACCTTTCTATGTAATGTTTTTACTGTATCATCTTCACGAACCACAACCTCTGAAAGATTACAGAATTGTTTGGGGCGCAGTATGATTTCACTGCAAGGATTAGTACCGTAGTCTACATCTGCATCCCGTCTTTCATACTTGGCAGCTTGTGTCTGTGCTGATATTCTATTAAAGATACCACGTTCACCAGACTTACTTTCATATAGAGCAACCCACTCTCGCATGAATGTACCTATGTCAGGCTTTTCAGTATAGCATACACTGTTATTTGATAGTGCTCTTTGTGGCTCTGTTTCCCACCATGAGCCAGACTTGGAGTGACGCATACGATCATCAGATAAATTAGATAGACTAATTAAAGCAGACCTACGTACTCCTCCTACTATAACTACATCAGCAATTTTACACATAATATCGTGGCACTCTATGCTGGACAATCTTCGGCCAGCAGACTTCTTAAAGGTATTAACTGTGAATACAAATAGATTATGTAGAGGATCAGCACCACTGGCTCTACCTCCAAAAGTTTTTAACTTGGCCCCGGCAGGACGCACCTTAGTCATGTCCCACTTAGGAACCATGCCAGCATATAATAAGTTTAGTAATTCTTTATAGCTTCTATGCCAACCCTCTTTAGAATCTTGAACTATAATAGTAGTTTCACTGTCCTCAAATTCATCTGGAACTCTTGGAAGCTGGGAGATGTACTGCCTCTCTACACTGAACCCAACTCCAGTACCATGCATAAGAATATATAAACACTCATCAAAAGCTCTTGGGCTATCCACAGGCAAGTAGCTGCAGTTGTATGCCGCTATGTGGTTGCGCTCTAATGCTGGCCCAGCGGTCATCATAGCCCTCATAGAGGGCATAACCCGCATAGATACTATAGAAGTATATAAGTCTGTATACATCTCCTTCTTCATAGAATACTTATGATTTTTAAATAAGAAAGATTTATAGAAATCTAATAATCTTGTTACTGTTTCCTCCCATATTTCTCTACGAGATTCTCCTTCCATCCACCTAGCATAACGAGACATGGCAATAATTGTTTGATAGTTACTCATCAAGTCAGTCATCTATACGTCCTCCCGTACATTTTACCCTTAAATTTAAAACTTGTGTTCCATCAAGATGTTCTAATACTTCTGATAACATATCTTCTAGCTCTTCTGTAGGATCACCATCAACAGGCATAGGAAATTCATCCTCATCCACTTCTAAAACAATAGATACTCGTGCTTTTAATTTCACTTTTTAATACTCTCAATTAATTTATTCAAATACCAAGAGGCTTTCTCCAGGTCTTCTACTTTATTTTTATAGTTTTCTCTCCAGGTATATTTTAATACATTGCCTTTACAGTACCCCCTAAACTCTTCATCAGTAAGGGCTGCACGAATGGCCTGTATACATTCGATACCATGACTATTTTTATTGTAGTGAATAGGACTATTAACATTGTCCGTATTGTATTCTGCAGAATACTTAGGGTCTGGCTTTGGCCTCCTCATTTGTGTAGAAAAATCTTCATATACTATATCTTGGTCTTCCATTATGCATTTCCTTCTGTGTCAGATTCTAAAGTTAATATATTTAATTCTCTTATTTTTCCTGATATAGGCAACAACATATGTTTTTCAACATAACTTTGTATTAGTTCTCTTATAAGTACGTTCTCTTCTGTAGCAGGAATAGCTGCTGCCGCAAAGTTACAGAGCATAATCATGTTACCAAACTCTTCTTCGGTTAACGAAGATTCTTTTTCATTGGCTACTATAGATACCTGTACTTCTCCTCCCCATTCTTCGCTGTCTTCTTCAGACATATCTTGTTTCACTGGTCTTATGATAATAATAAAATCATCTTCCTTTACATATTCATTTATGTACATCATTATATTCTGTCCTCTCAACAGTTATAATATTGGGTGGCATATAGATTAAATTTTCTTGTAGCCAAGTGCGAGGAATTACTCTGTCACAGTATACTATATCTTTCTTCTCACACCAAGCGGCATAAGTAGTCTTTGATCCCTTTCTTATTTTCCTTTTACTATTCTCAAAGACTAATCTTATGTCCAAAGTATCATGTTGTTTCTTAATCTCTATATGTTTTCTTCTATCTGCTGTAGACCAAAATCCTTTTACCTCTAATATTATACCATTATCAAGAATAAAATCAGGAGTATAAGATCGAATAGAAAAATCTACCCATTGTATTTTAGTAGTCTCATAACGTAGAGTATGTTTTTCTTTTGTAATTTGTGTAGCTACAACCTGTTCAAGGCCAGAACGAAACCCTTTCAGTCTTGCTTTACGATATCCTTTTTTATTATACATCAAACCATATCTATAAGCAAAGCATGTTTCACGGGAATGTGAAAGAACTTCTCCCCTTTTCTGACATACCTGTTGCTTGCTTCTTTAACCGTAGCTTTATTTCTAAGAACATCTGCGTCTATTTTCCATGCTTGTTTACAGTCAGCCCTTAGTACATAGAAGGTAAGATTTTCTTTATCAAGTAATTTCTTTTTCCTATATGGGATACGTATCTCCTCCCATGAATCAGGCCAGATTTCCTTCCAAGAAAATTTAATTTCTACCTCTGAGTTGTACACAGTACCATCTTTTTCTGTGACAATATCACACTTATAATTTTCTTTTGTACTTGTAATATTATGTCCTTCCTTTTCTAGTAAATAAGATACTACACCCTTTCCTTTTTCATCTGCAAGAGCATATAAATTTCTATCGAAAGGTTTGTATTTTGTCATGTATAATATCCTCCAAATAAAAGGGGAGGAACTATGCCCCTCCCCTGTTGAGTAAAAATAAAATTAGAACCGTCGAAAGAATGGATGGGCTACATCAGAAATTGTATTAGTACGATATGTATACCCCAGCTTTTTTAGTTCCTCTTGTAACTCTACATCAGCTTCTCGCCTTGCGTCTAGTGCAATGCGAACTCCTGATAATCTTTTTTCTTTTAGTGCTGCCTTAGCATCACGTAATTGAACAGACATTTCTTGTACAGTTTCCTGTAAGTCTTCAATTGACATGTCTCCAAATACATTTGCTTCTTCATTGTTGCTCATTGATATTATCTCCTTTCTCTATATCTATATAAAATACTGTAGGCTTTACCTTGGCTTTACTTACTCTAGATGTTTCAGCTTTCAAGGCATCGCCCCAACAAGCATACTTAAAATTACAGAACCTACACTCTGTGTTAAGTATATGACTACCAGTTTCTTTTCCATAAAAAGTTTCTTTAATAGGCTTGTAACATCTATGGAATTTATTTTCTTTTAGTTTATTTACGGTGTGTTCTAATTTTTTAATGACAGTGGGTGTATCACTTGTATACTTTACATATTTAAATTCACCGGAAGAATGATTTATGACCCACCATCCCCCCGGTTCTACACCCTTACCTTGTGCATACGTAGCTAACTGTCCTACATATCCAAAGCTATCATTCTTTTCTATATGATCACCGTCCAACCATTTGTTTTTATAGCTCCAA